AATTAATTCATCAAGTTTGGCTGGCGGCTCATTCATTATTGTGAAGTGGGGACTTCATGAATGGGTTACTGATGTATGGGGGATGATTGCTCTGGGTGGTTTCTTCTTTGTTTGTGGTTTACCCGGTTGGGCTTTGGTCCGTTGGATTTTTAACTTCATAGATAAACAGGAAGGGAAAACGATTGTTGAAGTGATTAAAGAGTTTAAGAAAGCCAGAAAAGACATTGAAAACAGTTAATGCCGCCTTCGGGCGGTTTTTTTATATCTGAAGGAAACCGAAATGAATATTGAAAAATATCTTGATGAATTAATTAAGCGTGAAGGCGGGTATGTAAATAACCCAGCTGATCGGGGCGGTGCAACTAAATATGGCATCACACAAGCTGTTGCGCGTGAAAATGGCTGGAATGGCAATATGAAAGATTTGCCGCTTGATGTGGCCAAAGCTATTTACAAGAAGCAATACTGGACAGCTCCGCGATTTGACCAAGTAAATGCTGTTTCTTCTGCAGTAGCTGAAGAGCTTCTAGACACTGGTGTGAATTGCGGTACCGGATTTGCAAAACCTCTTTTACAACGAGCTTTGAACTTGCTTAATAACCAAGGTAAAGCTGGATATGCAGATTTAGAGGTTGATGGTGTTTATGGCTCAGCAACGCTAGGTGCCCTTAAAACATACTTGTCAAAACGTGGGAAAGAAGGTGAGAAGGTTCTGGTGCGAGTGCTCAATATTATGCAAGGGCAACGCTACATTGAAATCTGTGAGCGTAATCCAAAGCAGGAACAGTTTTTCTATGGCTGGATTGCTAACCGGATCGGCTAGCATGAAAATCTTTCACAGTAAGCGAACTAAGTTTGCTTCGATTATTACTGTGCTGTGTATTCTATTATCGGGCTGCACAGCCCATACGATCAAAAATAATATTAGAGTCAGCATTTGCGTACAGTGTGTTGTTAATTGACATTTTGTACCAACTACCTAAGGTTGGCCAAAGCAGCTGCAGTATTTGGCCAACTTCTCGATATTAATTTAAGTTATTGAAAAATAGTAACTAGAGAAAAAATAACATTTATGTTTGATTGGCATTTTGTATCAAAAAATAGAAGAGTAATTAAAATAGCCTTTTTCTTCTGAGAATAATTTTGCGCAAAAATATCAATATTAAGCAAATATGAGCATAAATTTGCGCAATACACTTAACTTACTTGAACGATGGATTGATGTATCATTATTAAAATTACTTTGAATTATTGTTATGTCTTCACAGTTAATCAAAATTCATTATCATGCATATTCTCGCGTTGCAGATCTATTAGCAGATCTAGATAAGAAAGGAGAGGTCACTAAAATTTATGACCTCAATGGCAACGAATTAAAAATTAATTTCTTGCGTGACGAAGTTTATTATAAAAAAGTCTGGTGGCATTTTCAGAAGAAGCAAGGCGGTTAAACCGCCCAGCTATCCACAATATTAGCCCAGTCCTGTAGCATTTTTCGCCTGCTTTCTAAATATTTGGCATGGTTATATGTGGCCCTAGTTTTATTACCATCTGCATGCGCTAATTGTTTTTCAATCCATTTGTCATCGTAATCCTTTTCATTTAACAAGGTTGATGCAGTGGCACGAAAGTCATGAGCAGTGACATCAGACAAGCCAATGTAATCGAGCATTTTATTCATTGTAGTAGCGGAGAGCATCCCATCTTGATAGATGGCTGGAAAAACATATTCACGATTACCTACAATGTTGCGCTGTTCTTGAAGAATATTAAAAACTTGGTCAGACATAGGAACGATATGAATACGTTTCTTTTTCATCATCTCTTTTGGGAATGTAATTGTTCTAGCTTCAAAATCAACATATTCCCATTTCATGCGGCGGATCTCGATAGTCCTGAGCATAGAGTAGAGCATTACAAGGCCAGCATTTTTAACTGTAGTAGATCCACCATAGCTATTTAATTTATTTCTAAGTTGCACAGCCTCATATTTTTCCATGGGTCTGGCATGTTCTATTTCGGGACGTTCTACAACGTTTTTAACGGCATAGGTTGGATCATAGTCGGCTCTAAGTGTGGCGATTGCATAACGCATTACGCCGCCAATAAAAGTACGATTTTGAATTGCTGACACTTCGCCAGTACCATGGTTTTTTTGACGCTTAACTCGTGCAATCGTCTTTTTCATGATAGTCAAAACGTCTGCTGAGGTGACTTCTTTAATATCCTTATCACCAATAACTTTTAAAATATCTTTATCTAAGGCGCGTTGAAAAGCTTCTTGATACCTTTCTGAACGATTATTTAATTTTTCTGCTTTATATTCTGCAGCAACATGTTTAAAGAGAACCCTATTGTCATACTCATCAGATTTAGCCTTTTTTTGGTTTTCTTTTTCTTCAACTGGATTTATACCGCTTGCAACTAAAGATTTAGCTTCATCTCTTTTAGTACGGGCTTCAGCTAATCCCACAATAGGGTATTCACCTAAGCTCATCATTTGTGTTTTTTTGAGCCATTGAAAACGATAGCGCCAATACTTCTTGCCATTAGGTTTTATTTCAACACACAAACCATCGGAATCACCAAGCCTATAAAGCTTTTCTTTCGGTTTTGCACTTCTAATTTTTGAGTCACTTAACATGAAATCTTGAGTATCCGGTTATGATTTTTAGGGTCATACTCAAAATGATACTCAAGATTGGTGATTTTGCATAGTTTGCTTAGATTTGCCTAGATTTGTAATTTTAATAAATTTCAATAATTTGTGATTTTCAAAATTTTGCTAGATTTTTTTAGATTTGTTCAATACTTCTTTTCGATCATTAGAAGCATGATGAACTTAACCTCATGATAATTAAAATATATTTAATAAGTGACTAAAAAGTTACCCATATTGATACCTGTTTACAGAAAAGGCTTTTTAGGTTTGAAAAATAAGAAGCCGTTTTCTAATGGGCTAATATAGCAAAAAAAGAAGTAACCAGTTTAACTATTTCATTCGCTAGAAATTTGCAGAAAAAAGGGCTTTAAGAGGTGAGGCTTTTTGAAATTATAGATAACTACAATTAAGGCAGAATAAGCTTCTATTGTAAATAAAAAAACTATTCTGCCTTGGTCATACAAGAAGATTAAATCTTACGTGTGTTATAAATCAACCAATCTAAAACATCGCCAGATAAATGTTCAGCCAGTCTTTCTTGAACAGTTTGATGATAACTATTTAACCAGTCTTTCTCTTCATCCGTTAGCATGTCAACGACGATACAATCTAAATGAATCGGGCAAAGTGTCAGCGTTTCAAATTCTAAGAAATCGCCGTAGGTTTTCTCAAACCCTGAGTGAAGTCTGTTTGCAACCAGATTTTCAATACGAATACCGTATTGTCCCTCATGGTATAAGCCCGGCTCGTTGGAAAGAATCATACCTTCACGCAACTTACTATAGGCATGAATAGGTGCGTAATAAGAAAGCACTTGCGGCCCTTCATGTACGTTAAGCGCAAAGCCTACGCCGTGACCTGTGCCGTGGCGATAATCTAAACCATGTTGCCATAAAGTATGGCGACAAATTGAATCGAGTAGAGGAGCGGCTAAACCTTCCGGATAAATCGTTTTTGCCAAAGCAATATGACATTTTAAAACCAGAGTATAGTCACGTTTTTGTTGCTCTGTTGGTGTTCCTACAGGAACAACACGGGTAATGTCGGTAGTGCCGTCTACGTATTGTCCACCAGAATCAATCAGTAATAGCCCATCGCCTTCAATGAATGAGTAATGTTCTTCAGTTGCACGGTAGTGAGGTAGAGCACCATTGGCATTAAAGCCGGCAATCGTTGAAAAGCTTGGGCCTATAAAACCCTCTTGTTGAGCACGGAAAGCCGTAATTTTCTCATCAATGGTGAGTTCTGAAATGCGTTGACTTTGATGAAATGCTTTTTCTAACCAGTGGAAGAAATGGCAAAGGGCAACACCATCTTTCACCATGGCATGACGGATATGAGCTATTTCACTTTCATGCTTACGCGATTTAAAAAGTGTACTTGGGTTGATGTCGTAGACAACCTGAATATCTTTTGCGATAGCTTGCTCATGATAAATCGATACTTTGGCGGGATCTAACAGCACAGATGCATTAGAAATATTTGCTAAAAACTGAGCTGAATCTTGATAGTCACGAATCTCAATGCCATCAGCTTTAAAAGCCTGTTGGGTGGTTAAATCAACTTTGTTACTATCAATGAATAAAACAGCCTGTTGAGCACTGATATATAAATGCGAAAGAAATACAGGGTTATATTCTACATCTTGTCCACGTGCATTTAAGACCCATGCAATATCATCTAAAGATGAAATGAAATGTCCTTCAATCGCTTTAGTTTTTAACGTTTCGCGTATTGCCTGAATTTTTTCTTTACGAGATAGGGCATTTAATCCTTCAGGCATTAAATGAATCTGCTCTAAAGGAAGTTCAGGGCGGTTTAACCAGATCAAACCAATTAAATCTTGCTGTGTTTCAAGCTTAAAGCCAAGTTGCTTTGCTGTATTTTCCAACGCTTTAAATTGTTGGATTGAAAGTGTTTGCCCATTTACTGAAATAACCGAACCCGCCGGTAGATTTTTCTCAATCCATGCGAGATGGGTAGAAGATTCATCACTGGTCAGTTTTTGTAACTGAAAGCCAGTTCCAGCGAGTTGCTGTTCGGCTTGTACCCAATAGCGCCCATCGGCCCAGAGTCCTGCAAAGTTTTGGGTCACAACTAAAGTGCCAACAGAGCCACTAAAACCGCTTAACCACTGCCTTGCTTTCCAATAGTCTGGTAAATATTCAGACATATGGGGGTCTGCACTCATGACAACCAAAGCATCAATACTTTGATTGGTCATGAGTTCACGAAGTTTCGCTAGTTTTTCTGGAACAGTTAAGTCGTTCATATCGTTTCCAAATCAGGTTGAACTTTGTTGGTACTTTTGTCCATTAATTTATTCATTGGTTTCTTTAATAAAAATAACACGATTGCGCCAATAACCAAGGCTAATACACAGCGCATAAATAGGCTAGGTAAATGATTAATACCATCTGCCGAGACTTGCCCGCCAATTAAACCTGCCATAAGGTTGCCAAGAGCTGTACCTGTAAACCATAAACCCATAATTTGACTACGTATGACATCAGGTGCAAGTTTGGTCATGGTTGATAAGCCAATT